ATCACAAGATACTATTCTTATTTCACCTTCTTCTTTTTCAGTGAATTTAAATTCTTTACTTCTTAGTATTGGATAAAATGATTTTGGATAAATTGCTTTAGGTAATACCCTATTCTTTTCTAAATCCGCAAATTTAAAAAATGCTTTTTCAGATTCACCAAAAAACATAGCTTCCATTTCCATAAGCCATAAAATATCATTGAAATCATTTTCTGACATTTCGTCTTCTACTTGATCTCTCATTAATAATCCTTCTTTTATAGCTACTTGATATGGCAAACTACATACAAAATAAGATTTTCCATCTGTCATTGCATCAAAGAATGAATTAATTTTATCCCAAGACCAATGATATTTATACCATGCAGAACTTAAATATAATTCTTTATTTCTTTCTTGAAGGTGTTTGTATTCAGGTTTTTCTAAATATTTAGGTTGTCTTGGTGCAGTTAAGAATTTTCTAATAACACCATCAACTATATCTTTTGGTACCATTCTAAATTCGTCAACTACAACAACATTTGCTCTTTTACTTCTTGCTCCTTGATTACTAGCAATTGCCCGAATCCATGACCCATTCTTGAATGTGCAACGTGCATCATTAGCACCTGTTTTTATTTCTTCTATTTCTCTTGCTAGGTTTGGTGAATTATTTCTTATATCTAATATTTTTTCTATAACTTCAATACTTTGAGACTTATTTCCAGCCGCTAATATTATTTTGCTCGAAGGGAAAAGTACTGCTCTAGTTACACAAAATATGGCAGTTAAATATGTTTTACCTTGTCCTCTTGAAGCAATGTATAAGAAATAGTTAAAATGCATCATAAAATATATTAATATTTGCTGAAATGTCTTTAAAGAAATTCCTAAATACTCTTTTACAAATAAATGAGGAAATAATCTATACCACGAAGTCCATATTCCTATTCCATTCATTAATTTGTCCGATTTAGTTGCATTATCCATATTTTTATTTAAATTTCTTCTTTGTTTATAAATATCAGTTTTACTTTGTTGATTTAATTTATTGAAATTAGAGTGTGAAGCCATTAATCATCACTCTCCTCATATTCATCCTCATCAACTTTTACAGTATAGTTGTTCATTTCTTCTTCATATTCATCGTTAAATGGATTAGGTTTTCCCATCATCCTACAAAGATTTCCAAAAAACCAAACTACAACATATTTTCTTATCCAGTCTGCTGTCATCCATTCAGGTAAAGGCTCTGGGATTGGTTTTTCATTTTCATATTTTTTAATCAATGTTCCAAATGTTACTTGTTCCGAAGCCATTGAAGCATTCTCTTGTGCAGGTTTAATGTTAGCTGAACCAAGTAAATCTTGTAATGTCTTTACCTCTTTACTTACATCTTTACCTTCCTTACGTTTATTTCGTATATCTAAAGTTTGGAATGCAATTTCTTTAAATAAAAGTTCTTGAGCGTAAGAGTCACATTCATATCTACTTGTTAGATTTTTGAATTCTTTTTCTAAAAAATCATAATCTCTTTGACTTAATCCGTCTCCCCAAAAATCAACTATATCTCTTCCAATATCCTCAGCAATTTCTTCATCATCTAAAACTTTATTAAATGGTTCACTATCTATAAATGTCTTTTTAGCATATTGAGGTAAAGAATTTACTTTTTGAAAGTAAATAGAATAAGGATTTGAGTCTTTCTTATTATTCTTATTTGCTTGTTCTACTGCACTATCATACAATGATTTAATGTAATATACATCTAATAATTTACACATTTCATATAATCCTCTAGTATCACTATTAAATCTGGTCTTAAACTGTTCTGCTAATTCTATAACACAGTCTTTACAAATGCACATTCTTGAATCACCATTATTTTTAAATAGTTCACTGTATGATTTATAGAAATTAGTGGCATTTAATTTTTTTATACTACCACATCTTGTACATTGTTTGTCTTCTGACTTAGTTGTTGCCACTATATTTCATCTCCTTCTAAATTTTTTAAATAATAAAAGTCACTAAAATTAATTAGTGACTTTCAAATATCAATAATTAACTACAACATTTTTACTATGATCATTGTCAAATAATCCTTTTATGTATTTATAATTTATTTCACATATTTGTTTTATCATTTTATCTCTAGTATCAAAATCCATTCCACAAGTTAACAAATTAATATCAAATTCTTGTAAGAAATCTATAGCCTTATTAACTTCTATAGTTAAATGTTCTCTAGTTTGTTTATCTCTATATCCTAATTTAGATTTTATTTCTAATGCAGTAAAACCAGTTAAATTTTTGTTTATCATATTAAATTCTCTAGCATACAATCCATTTTCATCACAATTAGCAAAATTCTTTAATCCCCATTTCTTTAATTCTGTTTTTAATTTATTTGCGTTTTTCTTTTCTGGTTCTCTAACTTCACACCATTTTTCATAATTTCTTAAAGTCTTTTCTATTAAAATGAAATAACTACATACTAAGTCGCCCATATCATTATTTTGTCTCATTGCAATTTTCTTGGCGCACTCTAAAGTTAATTTTATTTTATTCTTTATTTTATTTGCACTTCTTTGTTGTGGTGACATTGCTTTGATTTCTTCTTTGGAATATTTAGCGTTTGGATTTTCCCAATCGCTTATAAAGTCAGTATTTTCAATACATCTATACTTTATTAATTTACCCTCTTTTCCTTTTGTTTCTCTTAATAACCAGTTATTGAAATCATCTTTTACGCCTAATTGACGACATAAAGTTTCTCCATCAATACAAAATTCATCTTCATCTTGTAATAATTCAGGAAAAGTTCTTTGATATGTAACAACTAATTCAATGTCTTTTTCATTCATATTTAGTTTTTCTTTTAGTTCAGTTTCTTCAAATACTCTTACTTTTACCTTATTAATTTGTACTGTTTTCATTATTTTTCACTTCTTCTTTCTATTTTAAGTAACACATATTCACTCAATATATGTTCTAATAGAAATTCACAATGTTTATTTTTTACATGAAAATAGAGTAGGTTCATGACTTCCTACTCTAAATCTGTATGTTACTTAAAATAAACGGGTGAGTGAAACCCTATTACAACATATATATTTACATAATAAAAAGGACTAGATATATTTCAATCTAATCCTAATAAACTAATTACTTTTCAACTGTTTCTTCTTTAATAGTTTCTTTGGCTTTCTTATCATCTGTGGAAACATCTGTTAAATTATACTTACCAGCTTTTAAATCGGCAATTAACCCTTCAACTAAATCTTTTACTTCTTTAACTTCACTAGATTTAGCATATTCTTTTAAATCTAGTGAACTACCACCAGTAAATCCATTTTTAATTTCCTCTAACACTTCACCTAACAGTCTCCCATCAGGCATATGTATATTATTTACTCCAAACATTGGCATAATTTAAATTCCTCGCTTTCTATTTATTGTTTATATCCTATTTTGCTTAAAGCATTAAATACTGCAATTATTCTATTATTCTCAATATCTTTTGATTTTCTTTCAAATGTAATATTTCCATTAGCATTCATTTTCATATCAATATTTTTTAATTCAGTATATAATTCTAAGAACTCCATAAATTGCTCTTTTCCTGAAAAATCTTCTGATAATAAATCATATAACAAATCAACATTCTCTACTAATTTAATATTATCTAAAGCAACTTTCTTTAAATCATCTAAATCTAAACTCATTATATTTCTAAAATTTTTACTTTGTAGGGAATCAATTAATCCATAACCTATCCCCACACTTGGAACTATAATGTGTCCATTTTTATATGGTTTTAAAATTTCTATTAAATTATCTGCAACTGTATTTAAGTTAAATCCTTGAATTTTTATAAATTTAATTAATTTAAATTGCATATCTGATGATTCTTTAAATAATATTGCATAATTATCTTCATTCCTATTTAAATCAATAGATAAATAATAATCTTCACCACTTAATAATTCATCTTTATTACTATACTCTTTAACACTCTCATCTTCTTTTATTGGTATTCTATATCTTTTCGTATCATTGTAATGTTCAGAAATCTTCACTCTGTTGTTTGTAATATTGTCCATTGGTGTAGCTATAGTCAATGTCATTTCTCCATAACCATTATTTTCAATATTGGAAATTGTTAAATTATAAATATCTTTTAATTTCAGCATTTTCCCGAAATCTTCTCTTGTAAAATAAACTTTTGCATATCCTAATTGTGTACTCATATTAATACCATCCTTTCATATTGCTTCTATTTTAAGCAATCATCCATAATATAATTTTTATATATCTACTATGTTTCTAATAGATATAATTAAAATCACAACAAAAAGGACTGAGTATATTTCAACTCAATCCCAATAAAATTGGCTTTTTAATTTATTATATTTTATTTACACTTCAATGCACTAATAGCGTCCATTGCATCTTTTAGCTCACATTGAGATTCGGTAATTCCAAAATTATAGGCTTCCGATAGCTTTTTAGTAATTTTCTTATATAAAATTTCATTTGATTTTATACTTGTATCCTCAATATCATCCCATAATTCTTGTGCAAATACTTCACCCATATTTTCAATATCTTTATATTTAATCATCGTATCACCTACTATATTTGATTTTGTTCTTGATTAACTTGTTGAATCTTAGATTGTTTTTCATTGCTATTACAAGTCATCTCATTTATTTGCAAATTGAATTCTATATTTCTCTCATTTACTATAATATCTATTGCTGAACTAGAATCAATTCCAACACTTCTTAATGCAGAATACTGACCACATAAAAATGAAATACTATCTATTCCAGCTTGAAATTCTTGTGTATTTATCTCTAATCCATCAACACCCTCGGTAATAACTTCTACTTTAGGTGTAACTTGTTCTATAATATCATATACTTCATCTTGAGTGAAATATTCTTGTTCTACAGTTTCTTCAGTCTCTATTTCCTGATTTAATTCATTTTCATTAACTTCACACATAACTCTCACCTATATCCTTTTATATTATTTTTGTAGCAACATCATATTTAATACAATCTTCAGGACTCAAATACCAGTCTTTACCGTCTATTTTTTGTTCTAATAATTCTCTTGGTATAGAAGTCTTATTAACAATCAGATCGTTTATTAGTGTTTGTAATCTAACATCTTCGTCATGTCCTATTTTTAATTGAGTATAGTTTCCATAATGTCCAGCAGATAATTGATGGAATAATAAAGTTCCAAACCTATTGATTAATCTTTCATCCCCAAAACAGAATATAAAAGCACCACAACTCATGCCTTTTCCAGTTAATTCAGTTATTATTTTATACTTATATTCTTGTTGAAATCTTTCTATCTTACTCAATAGAGCTAAGCAGTCATAAATTACACCACCATATGAATTAATTATGATTCTGATAGGTTGTCTTTTTCCAAGTTCTAATCCTTCACTATCGTCTTTTTGTTTGATTTTATCCATATAATACATTAATTTGAACATTGATATCTCGTCTACATCATCATTTAAATGTAATTTTCTTCGTTTGAGCGCATCTTGAACTACCATTTCATTATAAATATTATCTATTGGTTGATATATTTCTCCCATATCAATCACCTTAATTATATGCTTTCATATAATCCTTTCATTTTAATTATTTATATTTTATTCTAGCTTAATTTATTTGTAAATTTATATCTCTTATATATTCAACTCCATCATAATTAACTACAATTAGAGATTGACTAGCGTGAGTTGTACATTGAAGTCTATCTGTACTGTATGGATTATATCCAAATAAACATCCTATTGTAATTACATAACCACCATTGTTTTGAGAACTAACATTAAAATTATGATAATGCCCTTTGATTAGCATAGAATATCTTTTATTATTCATACTAACTTCACTATCATAGAATTTTTTATCCTCTTTAGGGCTTTTATCACCATGTTTGATTTTAATAATTCCAAAACCTAAATCAAATTCTCCACAATCTTCTTTATAATCAACATCACAAACTGTAACCCTATCATTTTGTGCTAAAGTAAACCACTTTTTAAGATTCTCAACTATAGTATAATTATTATTATCTCCTTCAATATTTGCATCTTTATTTCCATTGCCACGTTGATGATTCCCACCAACTGAATATAAATCTACATTTACTTTCATTTTAGATATACTAGTAATAAATCCATATAGCAATTCTTCAGCCATAACAATTTGTTCATTACTATTGAATTCGCATTCATAATTTTGATTTTGTCTAAGATATGTTCCTTCTGTCAAATCTCCAGCTTGGACAACTATCACTTTAGATATATCATTTTTATGTATTTCTTTTTCTATTTCTGATAAAAATTTAGATAATCTCTTTTTTGCTATTTCATAATTGTAACTATTGCCTTTATAATCCTTAATTACATATCCAACATGCCAATCTGAAATACCAACTATTAATGTTTTTTCTGATTCATTTTCAATTCTTTTATAAGATAAAGGTTGAAAGTTTTCACATTCTCTATCTATGTACTCATTTATGTAATTTGCTATTTCAATATTCTTTACAAAATCTCTTTTTATCTTATTGAGTCTAGTGGTATCATTGCGAATCAACATCTTTTTTACATCTAACTCACCAATCAATTTAGTAACTTCATCAATTTTATTTTTACATTCTTTTTCACTTTTCAAAGATTCTAAAGCTTCAGAATATCCAATTTCGTAATTCTTAAAAATACCACGCATATAAGATTCCTGCCAAGATACACCTAATACTTCATTAATGATTTCTCTTACTTGACTATTAGTTAAATTGTTTTGAACCTTATTAGAATACATTCTATGTATATATTTTTCTCTACTTTCACCTTCTAATTTCAAATACCTTTCTTCCATCAATATTCTCCCTCATATTTATTATATAATTTATTTAAATGATTATTTCTTGACCACATTGTGGACATTCTAAGAATTTAATTCCACTAATTACACTTATATTTCCATTTTCTATTTCATCCTCGACTATTATTTTCGCTTTACATTTGCTACATGTTATTTTTTGTACTCTTCTTTTATGTTTCTTACTTTCTCTTTGTTGATTATAAGTTTTTTCTCCCATAAATATCTTTCCTTTTCTATTTAATTCTTTTTTATCTTATATTGACATTTACATCTAACTGATTTACAATTAGTATGTAAAAATATATTCTAAATACACTAAAAGCTCACATCATTATCACAACGAGATGAGCTTTATAATATATTTAAAAAGAGAGCTAGACGCATCTAACCCTCTCAGGTATACTCCGAAGATATATACCGCAATTTATAAAATAGTTGTTTTTAGTCAAATCCTTGTTAGAAAGGTATTTGCTTTTAATTATGTATATTCTATTCCTCTGAAGGAACTTCCTCAGTTTCTTGAATTGTTATAGCAACTGTCTTGCCAGCTAGACTATCTAAAATTTTAGAAAAATTATAAACCTTATCTTCTTCTTTGGTAGTCTCTGTAATTGTGTATTGCTCATTATCTACTGACACCTCAGCGTTTGTGAATTTGTAACTTACTGCTTTTTTCATATTAAAATCTCTCCTTAATTATATATAATTTATTTTTATAGTTCAAAGATATAATTATCTTTTGATACACATTCTATATTTGTAGTTTTATTTTTACTTCTTAAATACTCTTTTGCATCAGATAGTAAATTACTTTTATTCCTATCATCGCAATGATGTATTATTATCTTGTCACAACATAACCTACTCCACAATTCTAGTAACTCAATTCTGCTTATGTGAGAACTAAATGATTTATATTGTAATACAGTACATTTTTTTTGAATAAATCTTTTGTCTATTTTTATTACATCTAGTGCTTTATTTAATAGTTGTCCACCTCTAGAATTTTCATCACCACAATAACCATTAATAGCTATAATGTCATTTGAACTTTCTAAAAATTGAGGTAGATATGTTGTTATGCGTCCTTCCTTGAGAAAACCTGAACTTACAAGATATACTCCAGCGGTTCTTTGTGATAATGTAGCAATAGTAGAATCATACATTTTATTTATTTTTAAATTTTCCCATTGCATAACTTGTTCAAATAATTTCTTTTCTTCATTTTCAAGAACATTTAAATATGTATTATTTATATTACTCATAAGTAAACCATCCATAACTACTGGTGTTCTTCCAAACCAATCTTCATCATGAAACCATTCCCAAAGTAGTGTAACCATTAACTGAGCTTTTGAAAAAGCGAATACTGGTAATAAAACACGCTTTCCTTGTACTATTGCATTTTTTATCATGTTTTTCATATCTTCTCTTTCACTAATAGCCATCTCTTTAGTCATTTGTCTAGAATAATCAGAATAAGTTGCTTCACTTATGAAGAAATTGCAACTCATAGGAATATCTTGTTCTTTTAAATAATAACTAAACTTTTTATTTATTTGACTTCCCATATCTGAGGAATAGCAAATGACCTTTTTTTGATTGTTTGGTTTTATAAAAGTAAACGTAATATTTGTAGAACCAATTGTATGAGAATTATTTCTAAATTCTACATATAAATTGTCATTTAATTTAATCTTCTGTCCTACAATTACTGACTCCATATGATCAAACATTTCATACATTTGTGATTGAGTATATAATGCTTTTGCTTTTATTCCTTTGGAATTTAAATATTCTAATGATTTTTTATGTATATAAATTGAATCTTTAATAAGTTCTTTTCCTATTTCAATTGTTTCTTTAGAACCTAATATCTTTCCTTCAAACCCGTTATCTTTGCAAAAATAACTTAGATTTCCCAAATGATCTACGTGCTGGTGGCCTAAGAATATATATTCACATTTCTTAACTACATCTTTTCCTATATTCTCTAACATTTTCTTATTAGCCAAATACATTTTTTCTGTAGTAGGCTCAGATTGAGATAAGCCACACTCGATTCCTATTAATCCTTTTGAGCCATCATTCTTAGGATACTCTATAGTCCACATACTTCCTGTAACTCCACTTGTAGAATTACCTAAACTTTTCACTATTATTTTAAAATCTTTTTTCTTTCCTCCCATATTACTTACCCACTTCCCGCCTGCTGAATACCACAGCCATGTATTTTTATTTTTATATTAACTAACAACTTATACATTAATATAAGCTCTATTGTTAATATAAAAGGAGAACCATTTTTTAGTCCTCCTTAATAGTCAATTATTCATTAATCTTTTTAGTTGCCTTAATTTTAACTTCATCATGTGCTGGAATAGTTTTAGCTGGAATTTGTATAACTTCCTTAGTTCTAGGATTATGTCCTTCCCTAGCTTCTTTATGTTTTTCCTCAACGTGTTTCTTTTCAATTTCTATGTATTCACCAATCTTAGTTTTACTACCTTCATCGGCTACTGCCTTTACTAACTTATCAACCTTTGCTAAAAATTCTTCTGCTTCCTTTTTCTTTTCAAATCCTAATGTTTCTACTGTAAGTGCTAATAAATCTGCTTTCTTCATATCTTTTAATCTCCTCTTTCTTCTCTCTTTTTTAGTTTTTTTATATTTTATTTATAACCCTTTCGGGATATTTAACTTATTATGAATTAGTAATTTTATTTCAATTGGCTATAATTTATTTTAATTCAAGTTGGCAATTAAACCTAATCTAATTCATTTCTTTTTTTCTTCTCCTAAAAGACAGGCTGATTATCTGTATATAACCATTTGCCTGTCAAGTAGGAGAGAAAAGTTAAAATAAAAAGATTTATGAAAAAATGAATTAAAATGAAAAGTTTGTACCACTCCTCAGAGTGGTTGGTATAATAAACTCTTATTGAGTAATACTATCTGTATTTTTATATAAGTGTTGGGAGAAAACACTTATACGGTCTTAGATATTACAACTATTAAAATGTTTAGTTCTCCCTATATCCCCTAAGTTTTCATTTATACATTATACCTGTAAACCCTAGTAATACCAACGGTTAAGGCTGTATATAATTGTATATAATTTATTTTTATTGTGGAATTTTTATATATTTTTTTTAATTTCTCTTGTTGTTTTCTTTTTACCAAAAGGTATATCATATATTGCTAAATCATTTCCTTCACACAATATTTCTATTTCTTCTTGTTGTATTCTGAATATTTCTAAGAACATTTCTCTGTGGCTAGAATATAATGTACTTAATGCAATTCTTCCTATATTACTATATTTTCCTTCCTTTATTTGTTTTAATATAGAAATTAATGTTACAAATTTAATTTTTAATTTTGAAACTTTGTTTATTAATTCAACTCTATATTGAATTGTCTTATTATGCCGATCTTCTCCTGTAAGACTATCATTAGTCCATAATGCTCTATTTTTTTTATTTGTTATATCAATCAACTCCATTACCTTTTGAATTTGCTTTCTATCAGCCTCATTTGTATTATTCAATAATATTTTATATTTATTAGTAAGCAAATCTATAATTGTTGATATTTTATCTGTGTTGTTATTTCTTCTATCATCTTTTCTATATTTAAATTTATCTATGGTGGTTTCTAAATAATCCATAGTTGTTTCATATTTTTTATATTTTTCTTTTTCCATTATTGATATAGCTTTATCTATAGATTCTTTAATTTCCTTATTATATATTTTTTTTCTTTCAATTTCTTCTGGTAAATCATTTTTTTTATCTATCTTTTCATATGGGGTTTCCTTCAGTATCTTTTCTTTTACTTTATCCTTTTTATCATCAAAAGTATCTTTTGCAGTATATTTAAAGAAATTTGGTAATTTTATATTACTATACTTTTCTTTTATTTTATTCAATTCTGATTCACTATCGATATCAAATTCTTTTTTTGCTTTATCTATTTCTATACATGATAATATATTTAATGTCGATATATCAATAAAAACATTCTCTATTAGTTTTTTAAATTTTTTCATTTTGTTAATATTTTTTTCTTTATTCATATTAAACCTAATATCGTTTAAATAGCTTTCTAGTATTTGTGCTTGGTTTATTATCTGTCCAATAAGATTCTTGCTAGTTTTTACATCTAAATCACATTTATCTTCATCTGTATAATATCTTGGAGTTTTTTTACCCACTACACAATTTACTGATACAGGATAGTCTTTATAATGTCTTTCTGCTATTTCTATAAGTTTCATATTATCACTCAAAAGCATTTGATCACTATCATAATCTGCCGATGACAATTTTTCTAGATTATTTTCACCTATAGAGTTTATATGTACAATCTGCTTACTGCTATTAAAGTATGTATTTATCTCATCATATATTGTATTTTGAGATATAAATATACAACTTGGCGAAGGGTGTGGACTTCGAGAACCTATAAGTTTAACTTCTTTAAAATTATTACAATATATTGTGCCTTCTTTAATTAGCGAACCATCTTTGATATTCCATTTATCACATGACCCTTTTAACATTTCTAATCCATTACCACATAAAACACTGTAATTTCCATGCACAAGTATATGTCCTAATCTTGTATTATCTTTATAAGACCTTATTATATCTTTTTGAAATGCAATAAATTCGTTAGTAAATTTTATTTTATCATTTAAAGTTAATAAAGTATACATCATATCTTTGGTATGATTATCTTTATTTATATTTAAATAATCTTCAGAATAAAATCCTTCTATTTCTTTTTGAAATATTTCATCATCAGTTAATTTACATTCCTCATTTTGTTCTATCTGCATCTTTAAATGTCTTCTTAAAACAGCCATATCATTTTTTAATAAACCAACATATTCTTCGGTATTGTGTAATATTTCTTCAACATCTTTTTTACTGCAATTTAAAGAATTTAATAATTGATAATGTGTTTGTACTAGATCACCATTAAAATAATGAGTAGGTTTATCATATTTTACTATACCCCATACTTGATCCATATTATTTATATAATTATCAATAGAACCGAATTTGCAATACTTTAAGCTTGAAGGAGTAGTAATTAATAATATATCTTCAACTTTTTTTGCTTTTGTATATAAGAAATAAGAACTATTTTTTATATCATTCATAGTTATATTATGTTCTTTATAATATTTTTGAATGTTTGTATTAAAAGCACATGTTTTTACAAATTTATTTCTTAAAAGTAACATACCTTTATCTTTATACTTACTTTCAAACAAACTACTATCTAATAAACTCTCACCATCCCATATTTTATTAGTTATTGTTACATTTTTTCTTTCTGTATGTAATATAGCTTTATTATTTTTATCAAGGATTTGTTCTGTTACCATACATTCTTCAGTTACATCCGATTCTTCATCTTTTAAAACTAGAATATTTTCTTTTTTAATATTAATTGTATCAATCATTGAACTCAATGTTAAACTTATATATGCTTCATAACTTGCTAAATCAATTTCTTGCCCTTCTTTTATACACAAGTCCATCATAGTCCAATCCATCATAGGCTTGTACAAATCCTCTCTAATAAATAAGCATTTTCCTACTCTACTAGAGCCAGACGATCGTTTATATCTAACCATATGTACTTTACATCCTTGACTATCAATTATATCAAAACCATTTTTATATAAATCTCTTCTAATTTCTTCAGTGTTTTTTATATCACTTTTCTTTTGATTTTTTAATTTATCTATTCTATCTTTTTTATTGTTAATTAAATCTTGTTGTTCATTATATAAATTAACATACATTTTTTGATCTTCTGTAAGATTTTCCTTATATACACCTTTATATCTGCATTGTCTCATTGATATACCTTTATCTCTAAATTCCTTTAATTTGCTATCTATTTCTTTATATAATTTATTTAAATCACATAATTCTTTATTCATTTTATCAATTGTTTCTGTTTCTTTTATTGCACATCTAAATTTAACACTAATTATAGCATCAGAGTATTGTTTCCCTTCATGCATGTAAAATGGTTTTGGTATATCTTTATTTACTTTAATTTCATTCATTTTTACTGCATCATAACACCAATCCATAGTTGCATTCCAAATATTTTTTCTATGAATTTTTCCTTTCTTATCAATAAATGTAGTTTTATATCCTGTTTCCTTTGATAATACTAAATCTTTTCCCTCTCTTTGTATTATATTTATTCCTTCACCTATTTTTAATTCTTTTATAACTTTCATAAAAGTCTCCTTTCGATATTTGCATTTGATTATACTTTTATTTTGTTTTACTTATTACTATCTTCTATTTGTATTCTTTCAAAATCTTTTCTTATTTCTTTACTATCTTTAAATAAGAATACACTGAACCAAGGTTTGTAACTTAAAGGCTGTATATCTTCTAAAATATAACCTTGTGCAATGAGTTTTAAGGCTATTGATTTCTTAAATACTTTAAATATCATATATTAATCACCTCCCATACTTATATTTTCTAAGAGTATTAGAGATGCTGTTTGATATATAATCAAATATCTTGTCCACATTCAAATCTCTATATTCATATGTATCCAGATTTTTATAATAGTATAATTTTTCTGTACAATCTGTTTTATTTTCTTTTATAAAAAACACTCTATTAAAATCATTACTTGTAAATATGACTTTCCATAAATAATAATTATAATTTCCACATCCATAAGAAAATCTACAATTTTTATTTACAACTTTAAATCTTTCATCTAGTTCAAAACATTTGTGAACTTTTTTCGAATATTCTTGTTGTATTCTCTTGCTTTCAAGTATCTTTTCTTTTCTAACATTGATTTCATAATCAATACATTCATTCAATTCATTATCTTTGAAGTCGCTTATACTGGTTTTGTAAATATGTCCACTATAAAAAGAATATATAGCAAATTTAACATTATTATCTTCTATTAATGAACGAAATTCATAATTACTTTCATAAACTTTTTCATTCAGTTCACTTATTTTACTTTTTATTATGCTAGATACAATTCTAAACTTACTTTTTTCGTCATGTAAATTGTTCTCTCCGAATAAATTCTCATATTTACATACTTCAATTTGTTTTGAATCCACTATATTATTATACTTTGTTTTATATCCAAGCATTGGAGATATCTTTTTTACTGTTTTTATTAAATTACCATATTTATTTAAATACAATAATTTATTATCTGAATTATTAATTTCTGTCTCAATAGTTTTAAATCTTAAATTACGAAGTTCTGTTTCGAATAGATCCATATTTAAAAATTTTTCATATTCATTTATTGAATATTTATCAACTCCAAGAATCCAAATATCCTTTATTCCTTGAAGTTTATATAAATCATGTCTCATATTATATTGTGTAGCTATTGGAGAACATTGATATTCAATAACATACTCTTGTTCATCTTTTATAAAATAAATATCTGGTCTTTGTCTGGTGTCAGCAATCCATTTCTCTAATTGCAAATTAGTCATACCTTCTTGTATTTGCAACCAGTTATATAATGTTTTTATTCCTTGTATATGTTCTTCAGTAACACCTTCAGAATAAATATCTGGACAATCACTGTTCTTTTCATGTCTAAAATATGCAATTTTAAAATCGCCATGACAATATAACATTTTTTCGCCACATACTGGACATTTTAACATTCCTTTATTAGACCATTCTCTTAATTGTTGTTCTTTATATGTAAATGTGTCTACAATTGTTTTACCTACTTGACATGTAAGCATTAACTTCACTCCTTTTGATATATCATTTGATTTAATGTTAATTATCTATATTTTGTTTATTTCTTTTTAAAACCCCTATATAACATCCACACAGGCGTTTTATCCTAAGACGATAATTATACCTTTTCCACTACTAAACCTCGCTACAAGCCTAATAATGCCCTTAGAATTGATTATAAAACAGTGAATATGTATTGTATATAATTTATTCAATACCTAATATGTATTACTTGTTATTCTTATCAGCCTGTCCATATTTCTTCTTCATCTTTTCTTCCCATTCGATTTCTTCAAATCTTCTATATCTCTCTGCCATTTCTTCATCATTTTCATATATGTAATCTTTATGATTATCTGATCCACAATGTGTTTCATGAACTCTATAGCACCTACCTAATTCAGCTTCTTGTGCGAAATACAAATGAAATTCTTTTCTATCTCCGTTAAATTCTCTACCCTTATCACTCATTATTCTATACCTACCCTTTCTTCATTTGCTTTAGTTAGCTTTTTACTCATTATAATCTCCTTCTTTCTAATTATATATATTTTATTTACATTAACTTATTATGTATTTTTAGCCATTTCTCTAGCTGATTTAACTCAATTTCTTCTATTTCAGATAGATTTTGTTCAAAATATCCAATTTTTAATTGATTAAATCTATATAATTTATTATTGTATAATTCATTTATGCTTGTACTAAACTCTATTACCATATTTTTCACCTCCTTACAAATAATATATTACCATAATTTATTTTAATTGTCAAATTAATTATATATATTTTGTTTTCATATAGTTGAATCAGCTTAAAATCACAGTTTTAAGTAGCTATTTCATAATATTACATCCCTCCTTTACTGTCTAATGGTATTTTATCAGTTATTTGTATTATGTATTAATATAATTATTTACATTTTATCTTCATTTAATCTGTTGGTTCAACTTTATATTCATACATTGCTCTATAAAGTTTTTCAGGAATATAATCCTTATATTCATTTGCCTTTTGTTTGATAAATTTTTCCTTTTCAATTTTGTATCTTTCAAAAGCTTCTTGTTCAGTTTTAAATTCTCCTAAATTATTATTCTTTCCATTCTTACTTATATGACTTATAAATTTACCATGTATTAAACTTACACCTATTAAATATTTCCCTCTTGATTTATCACATTTAGTAAATAAACTATTTATATACTGTGGAGCAAAAACACAATTATCAGAACTATATATTCTATTCCCTTTATGTAAAATATCTTTATCTAACATCATTTTTTCATTATTAACAGTATAATAATTATCCTCATACCATTTATAAAAAGTATTGTAATTTAGCCACTCTTCACAGACTACTTTGCTTTCATATGTTGGTCTATATTTGTTAATACTTTTACTGTAACACCTCTTTATCATATTATTCCAAAATGTGTAGGGCTCACTTGCTTTATTATTAATGGTTACAGGAGCATTTCCTTCACCAACATATCCAATGTTACATACTGTCTTATCATAAGGACTTGTAACTATTCCCTTTTTAATATTTGAATACTGAACATGCTCTTTTATATATCCATTATTAAATTCGACTGTAATATCATTGACATGATTATATTTTATGATAATAAATTCATTTCCATATTTGTTTTTATGAATTTCTCCAACTCTTTCAAAATTCCTTTTCTTCATTTAATCATTTCCTTTCAAATTTTATTATTTTAAACTATTATATTTTATTTACACTTGGCATTACTAAGTCAAAAAGTTCATTTTAGTCAATTGACTAATCCAACTTCATGTAATTTTAAGTCGTTTAGCAATATAGCAAAAACGTCTTCTATAGTTGTTTAGCCAAAACCTATAATGGACTGAAGTTAAACAATAAAGACTTATAAAAACAAGAAAGACTAATGTATATCAAAAGAGAATCTTCGCTACGCAAACAAATCTTTTTCTTGTTTTTTGGTTTTGTTATTTCATTTTTTCATATTCATCAGTTAATTGTTTTAATAATTCTATATCTTTATCTGTTTTGCTTTCTTTTTTATATAATTTATTTATTTTCTGTTTTAGGCTTCTTTTTTTATTAGTTTTATTTTTGTCTTTTGAAGTCAATACATTAATACCTACTTCTTGTTTCTTCTTTTGTATTAATTTATCTAATAATTCTTTATTTTCTATTCTACAGTAATATGTATTAGTCATTTTATATTTACCATTAACAATCTTATAGCCTATGCAGTCATAATATAATATATTTTCACTATTTAGAACTTCTATGTATTTTAATATAGTAGTTTCACTTATATCAACTACATTTGATATTGTATTTAAACTAGGTCTTGCTAATTTAAATTCTTCATCAGTTTCATTATTATTAATACAACTTAAAATATATAAGTACATATGAAACATCTTATATTTATCTAATTTATTATTTTCACATATATTTAATATTAGTTCGATTTCCTGATCTTTTATTATAGTATACTTACCATCCATTGAATAATATAACTCTGCAAAATATATTCCTGTTTTATCTTTGTTCAGTTCTTGTTCTATGTCTATATCATTACTTGCATCAGGTTTATCACTAAAAGCAAATATCTTATTATCTTGAAAATATTTCATTGTATTAATTATATATTTTGTTCTGTTTATATTACTTGTAGTAGTACTTAATCTTTTACATAGATATTTTACATTAAAATATGATATATCTTTCATTGTTCTCCCTTGAAATAAAATTGTCAATAAAAATAGTTTATCTGATTCAAGTTTATTATTTCCCCATATAAATTCATTTGGTATTTTCGTGTATTTATCTGCCAATTATTTTTACCTCCTCTCTTCCAAACTTTCTAATACCATATTAAACCATTTTAATTTAAATGTCAATTAATTATATATAATTTATTCACTTTGCTAACAATTACCCAATCTCCCTTTTATATTTTCCATAATAACCATCTCATTTCCATCACAAAGTACTTGAGTTGATATACTTTTTCTACTCCGTCTATAACACTTTGGCAATCAAATATTAATGCAAGGTTTCCACATAGCTTCTCAGTAGTTGTATCTATCACTTTATCAACCTTAATGACTTTTTCACTTCCATCTTGGTCTGTATATTTAAATCTTAAAGGTTTTATTATTCCTTGAGTATTAAAATGTGCTATAACTTGTATCTCTTGTGCAACTACTTTCACTATCACTACCTCCTTATACGAATATTTGTTCGATAATATTATATCATATTGGTCTTAAAAGTAAATATTTATAAATTTAATTTTAAATAACAAAAAGAGTGTAATAATTAATACTACACTCACATATAATTCTATATAGGCTTAAAAAGCGTTTTAAAGGCTCAAATTTCAATTTTAGTAGTTAGGAGACACATAATACCTTTTTACTAGTGCAAAGCTAAATTTAAGCGTTATTTTTCGTTTCAGTAAATGAATTTGATGTAGGATTATTTAGATTCAACATCAATAGCTACTTCATCATCTTTATCCCATCCAAGCAGTTTTTCTTCAAGTGATTTCATTTGTTGAGGATTATTATATATATCCCTAGATTCAAAATTATTAAAAGATAATTGTTCGGTATTATTATTTTCAACCCAAGGCTTTTTTATTGCACTAAGAAGCAACGCAATAAATGGTATATTTTTATTTTTATTGTGATATTTCACAATTCTTTCAACTTGTTGAGTAAAAAAAACAAAATCATTTTTTCTATTTTCATTTTCCATAGCTTTTAGTATTTTATTAGCGTCAGATACTCCATCTATTAAATCACCAATAGTTCCCAATATATATTCTACCGACATTAATGTATAGTTGTTTTGAATTAGTTTTTTCTTTGATTTGATATAAGATTTTATATAAGCTATTTTTCTACCCTCTTTAATTGTTTCATAAGTAAAAGATATATCAGTATTATTATTTATTTCATCAAAGGCTTTATCTAAAACAGATTCTTTAAACCTAGCAAAGTTCTCACATGACTTAGGACATTCCATTTTCTTTAATAAAGTTTCAATCTTATCAATTCTCCATCCTGTATCCTCGTAACTTTTTAGATAATAATAAAATCTTTGGCTATAATTAGATTTCATATTCAAAGTATGCTTAATATCATAATATATCTTTTTCTTAACTTCATACAATATCTTTTTTAAATCAGAATCTATTTTAATTAGTATTTTTCCTTGTTTTGGTTTGTAATGTATTTTACTAAACCAAGGGAAATATATTTCTTCTTGTGTATCTTTGTCTGTAATATGAATTCCTTTTCCTTTAAAAGAATTTACTGCTGTTTTTAAATCTCTATATATATTAGATGTATCAGTCATTATAAACTTAGAATATTTTTCAATATTTAAAACATACTCTAGATTTTCATCCTCATTTAGTTCACTAAATAACATATCTAATACATTATTCTGCTTTGTTGATAATGAATATCTAGCTTCTATTATATTTTCAGATCTACTGGCTATAATCTTTGTATCTTGCATAAATAATCACCTCAATTATTACTATACATTAATGTCGGCTAAATGTACACTAATGACTGTTATAAATTCTTAATTATACATTATTGTCGGTTATCAAACATACACTCTTGTCGGTACTAAACCGACAGTTATGTATAGTATATATATTAAAAATACCGACATCTATGTATATATAACCGACAATAATGTATAATTCAAACTCTGTATAATAGTTGTATCAATGGTTTAGCTCTACTCTACTATTATTACTATATATAATAACTATAATTAATAATATTAGAATTATACATTATTGTCGGTTAAATATTGTAGATAAGACTTTATTTCAGGATTTAGTTCTAATGTTAAATCTGTATTATCCCTATATTTAATAGAAATTAATATACCAATCTTTTCCCAACTACCATTATCATGATTTATTACAATATTTCTTCTTAATAAATTTTTACATAATATAGGCATATAATCATTTAACATGTTTGATTCTATTTGTAATTGTTCTGCTAAATTATCAATATTAAAACTCAAGTGTTCATTATTAAAGTTGCTTTTTACTTTTAATATTATTATTTTAAATATTTTTTGTTCTATAGGTTCTACATTATATCTATCCATATTTATTCTCCTTTTATCTAAATTAGATTCTATTGCCATTCTAGTCCTTAAACAGACACTTTAGTTCAAGACGATAAATCCTACCTTAAAATTCATATAACGTCTCCTACGACCTCTCAGCGTGTTAAAAATTAATTCCAATTACGACAATATTATCATTATGTTGATTCTTTAGTAATTTTTATTTCTTTTTACTAAACATTCTCTCAAAAAATCCTTGATGTTGTTTTTTTTCTTCAGAAATCTTTTTTATTTCTTCATGACTTATATATTTAATATCTTTTTTCAGTTCTTCAAGTTCCTTTTTGTTCTCATTAATAATCTTACTGCTCATCCCATTAAAATTATTATTCATTTGTTTTTGATATTGATTTAATTTTGACTCAATATCTGTTGCTATTTCATTTTTTGTTGAATCCAACTGTTCATTTAATTCTTTATTGTTTTTGTTATATTCATCTAATTGTCTTTGATTTAATTCTTTCTGTTCTCGAAGTTCCAGTTGTAATTTTTCTTGATTTATAGATAAATTATCAATTATATCAATTAATTTTACATTAGTTTTATTTACTTCATCTATTTTTCTGTTTTGTTCCATAAGAGCATTTGCAAACTGTTGGAATATATTTAATACAGATTTATCAACTTGTGTATTAGATTCTTTTTCTAATAGAATTTCTTGTTTATTTTGTGATAAATATTTTTTTATTTCTTTTATGCTCATATTTTGATTTATTTCTAAATCTCTGATTCTTTTTAAATTTTTAACATCAGTATCATCAAATAGCTGATATATACCTACAGATTTAATATTGAGAAAATCATTAAGTTTTTCAAAATAAAAAAATATAGAAGATTGCTCTATCTTTAGAATATTAGCTACTTCATCTATAGTATAATATTTTTTATTAATATCTTCATAATGCACATCAATCATTTTATCATCCATTTAACATCCTCCTATATTAAAAATAGGAGATTAATATCTCCTACAAATTTAAAATAAATCTCTTCTAAGTTTTTTAACAACTTTTTTCTTTTTTTCATTTTCTACAACAGTTTTTACAACTTCATTAGCGATATTTGAATCAACATTATTGTTTTTTACTGCAAATTTACTAAAGTCTAGACTGCCATCATTATTATTATCTTTTTCTCTTGCATTTAATTCCAATTCTAATACTTTAATATCATTATATGGAGGTAAACAACCACTAACTAAAACTATGTTTTTTTCTGAGTTTTTGCCAATATAAGGCTCATTTAAAGGTTTATACTTGTTGGTTATATAATTCATATTATAGTCATCATTAAAAAATGATATTCCTAAATAGCCACATTTTATACGTTTATTTATTTCTTGTTCATTTTCATCTAGATCTATGACAGTATTTGAATTATCTCTATACATTTTTCCTAGTATACTATTTTTCTCAGCTTTACTCATTGCCACTTCAATACTTGTACAATCATCTGGTAGGTCATAAAAATATAAACACCCTTTGTTTCTTAAAATATTAGATAGATTTCCGTTATCAAAATTAATACCATTTATGAAAGGAATGTCAAAAATTGAAGAGAAAGTTTCTGCAAATATTTCATTGATTCTTAATTCTTTTTCATCACTAGAATTAAAAGTTTCCTCTAATTTACAATTATTATTTACAAATATTATACTATCTATACATTTATACTTAACTATTTCATTCCATGTATCTAAAGCATTTTTTAATATTATAGTTGGAGATTTTATATCAGGTAATATTGCGATTACATTTATAGTTTTAGTAAATTCACGTTCTGGATCAGCTTTCATTTTTTCTAATGCTTGTAATAATTCAGATAGTATGGCTGAACCACTACCTCCTCCTAAGCTTGCAGTGAAATAGATTGTATCTTGATTAAATCTTTCTATAATATCTATCATGCTATATCCACTTTCTTTAGCAAATGATTTTCCTAAAACTCTATTTCTTCCTACCCCATTATTTGTACTAATACAAAAATAGTTTTTTGTGTCTTTTCTGTAGTTTGCTAATGATTCAATATCGGTCATACTTGTATTTATATAATATCCTGCAAACCTTGGGTCAATAGTTCTTATAGTATCAACTAATCTACTACCTCCTCCACCTAATCCACAAAAAATAATTTCATTTCTATTCATAATTATTATCCTCCTCATTTTCATCTATTTCAACTTCTATATAAATATTTTCTTCGACATCTATTATATTCTTTTGAACATAATCTACTCCCTCTTTACTCAAATAATATGTTTTAGCTTTTTTATCTTTGTAACCAAGTTTCAAATATCCTGAAGGAATTAATTTGGTTTGTATTCTTCTGAAAAATGTAGAATAATTTAATTCAATTTTTGTAGTTTTTATAATTTCTCCAAGTGTTACTGATTGTAAGGGACTTGATTTTTTATCAATAAATAAATTATATAATATTTTAACGTCTATTTTATCTAATTCTGGTTGTTTAACTTCATCCAATTTAAATACCTCCTTTATTTAATAATATTATCATATTTTTCTAATTATTACAATAGTATTTTATTAAATTATATAAAAGGTTATAATATTTATTCAATTGTATATCTTATAAATGCAATGCAAATAATTTTATTTAATTGCGTTTCTTTGCATTATTTATTATTACATTGTGTTGGATTTAAATAACAAGTTAAAATAATTATAAAATTCTATTCCTTTGTAGTGCATTTGGTTATTTATATAAAAAACATATAAAAACTATGATAATTTTAATCTTTTTGCTTGTTTTTATTAAAAACAGGAAACTTTTTAATACATATCTCATAAGTTATACTATAAGTTAATTCAAAGGAGAGTAAAAGACAATGCAACAGGTTTTAATTGTAGCCGGTATGTTTTTAGGAAGCATTACAACAGCATATATAATCACATGTGTAAAAGGTATGAATAAAGAAGATAAGATTGAAATCATGAGTGTAAGATCTGAATTAAGAAAAATTGATAAAATGAATAAGGCAGATAAAGATTCTTTATTTTGAAAATAAATATAAAAACTAGTAACAAATCAATAAGATAACTCATAGTATAAACTATAGCAACAACCTGAAGAGAGGAGATAACAAAATGCTCTTATATGAGGAAATTAAAAAAGTTTGTGAAATGATAAATAATAATGAACCTTGTATTCCTAAACAAAAAGTGGTTATAAATAAATTCAAACGTGATTGGAAAAGAATTATGGCTTTTTCAGGACTATATAATGCTATGAAATTCACATATAGCCCTAATAAAATCAAAGTAACTAATTATGGATTAGAAACTGCAATTTATATAGTTCCACCACTAACATTTAGTATGTTAGATAATATTAGAGAGATGTTGCAAGAGAATTTTGGTTGCATGATATTATTCAATAAATCAAAGTTTTCACCATTCATAAACGCAAAATTTATATTCAATCCTCAAGAGAATAGTAATTTTAAAGTAGTAAAACAAGAATATCCTTGGGAAATTTACATTGGTAATAACTATGCTGGAGAACCAATAATAATAGATGTCAATAAATATGTGCATGTAGGTGAATATGGAGGCACACGTTCTGGTAAATCGGTTCAACAATCAGTAATTTTAACTAATTTGATAGCTAATATTCCGCCTGAAGATGTACAGCTATATTTATTACAAGTAGCAAAAAGTGATTTGATTTTATTTAGTAGGTGTCTTCACACAAAAGCATTTGCAGAAACATTAGAACAAGTACTACAGGTTCTTGAATATTTAGTTGAAGTTGAAATGCCAAGACGTTCTAATTTAATAAAACCTTATAGAGAATGTGCTAAGGCAAGTAATTATAGAGACTATAATAACCTTAAACATACAGAAAAAATAATTATGACATATGTATGCTTTGATGAAATGAGTTCTCTATTTCAAGATAAGGACGGTGAAAAGAAAAAGATAAAAGATAAGATAGTGTTTTATGCTGAAGAAATAGCTAGATATGGTGGTTCATTAGGATTGTGTTTAATAAACTCATTACAAAGACCAACCCGAGATAATATGTCACCGCTAATTAAAAGTCAATGCACAACTGTAATATCTTTTAGACAAAATAATAGTAAAAGTAGTGAAGTAGCTGTAGATGATCCTAGCTTAGCATTAGGATTAGAACAACGTGAATTTGTATACAGACTAGCATCAAAAGATATCGAATATGGGATAGTTCCTTGGGTAAAGGATATTGAACTTGAAAAGATAATAAAACCATTTAAAAAACCTCATAGAACGTTATTTGACGATTTAGAAAAACTTTCACATAGAAATGGTATTAAAAAGAATAAAAAAAATTTAGTTGAAACTGGTACACATATTAAAACTGAGCAAGAACAATTGAAAGAAAATATATCTAAGATATCTAATTATGTACCTTATGAGAATCCAACTGGTAAAATAATAATAGATAAAACCCAATTATCACCTAAAACAGATAAGCCTATTAAGAAAGGGATGAAAAAATTATGCTAACTCCACGGGACAGAGAAATAATAAGTTTTATTGACAGTGTAGGATGGGCAACAATTCAAAATATATCAGATCTTTATTTTTCAAATAATAAGTTTTCTTATGATCTTAGCCGAAAAAGACTAAAAAAGATAAAAGAAATGGGAGAATATATTAAATCTTTTCAGAATCAAGAAACAAATGAAACTGTATATGTACCATATAATTCAAATAAAAAGAAAGTATCAATACATGATATTATGGTATTAAATTATGCATGTAAATTAACAACATTTGGTTGTAAATTAGATAGTATAGAAATGGAACCTGTATTTAATGGAATAAAACCAGATTCTATGGTGATATTTACTATTGATAATACCCAATATTATCAACTCATAGAAATGCAAATCAGACACAATTTAATTGATTTAGATAGATATACTAAAACAGGTGTTATGGAATCAATTTTAAGTAAAACAGATGGGTATATACCTAGATTAATTATAATTCAAGATACAAGAATCAAATATTCAGACAACAATCCCACAATGATGGAAATCATTCAAATGGATACTTCTATGTGGGATATTGGGAAAGTATTAAAAGAAGATGTATCATAAAACCCCTCTATAATGAGGCTTACATATCACAAAAGAAAGAATTTTCTTAATTGGATTATTCTAAATGCAAATGAAAGATATATTGTCATAAGTCTAAAAGTTGATATTTAATTACTTGATTTATGACAATATGTTAATGATATATTTATAGTTATATAGTGGCTCATATACTGGATATTGAGTCAAAGTGAAGTTTAGATACTTAGTCTTAACTTATATCTAGTATATCGGGTTGTTATATAATTATAGATATTATCATTAATATAATGTTATAAATTATAGGTAGTTACAGTATTAGCTTAATAAACTTACGATTAAAAATATCTTATTATTTTGAGATATGAAATAAACTTTATGAAGGAGGTATTCTTTATGGAATACATAATACACACTCTTATACAAATATTAATGGTTTTAGGTCTTGCTAATTTATGCCTACTATTTGTACCGAAAACAGTAAGAAGAACAATCTCAGGAACATTTAAATTTGTATATAAAGTTACACGTTTTGTAGCTATTCAACTTAAACTAGTTGTCAAGAATATTTATACAAATTATAAAGAAATCGAACAACCTAAAAATAAAAAGTATACTTCATCCAACAAAAAGAATACTAATTCAAAGGTCATTCAATTTCCTAAAACAAACGTTAAATGATATTAGGTCTATATACAAGGAGAGTTGCTTCTCTCTTTGTATCCCTTATGATAAATAGTATTAACTAAATACAAAATAATATACATGAAGGAGAAAATAAAATGTTTAAAAATTTATTATACAATTATTATTATAAAAAATTTATAAAAGAAAACAGTAAAGATGAGAAAGAAATAGATTGGAATAAGTGGAACAGATATGATGAAATGTGTGAAAAGTATTTAAAATAAGCTACTAAGGAAGTGATCAAATGGAAATAATAACCTTCAATCAATTTGTTAAAGACTATAATAAAAAATATAATACTATTTATGGATATATACAAACTAATACATTAGATATAGAAAGCATTATAGGTTGCGTATATGAAACTAATGATTTTGAGTTAAATTTTGATAATGAAACAATAGAATTATATTAAATAAAAATTAAGGAGTGTGTTTATATATGTCAGCAGGAATAATAGCAGGTTTAACAGGACTTGGAGTAGCTTCAATAGTTGGAGAAAAGATATTAAATAATATGGGTAAGGTAGAAATGGGCGGATTTGTAGGTCTTACAGGGTATACTCAATTAGCAATATCAGCTATAGGTGGAGTGGTCAAATTAATTTCAGTTATTGCTAAAATAGGTTAGGTGATTATTATGGGAACAATGTTATCGAATGTAATTGCAGTAGGTTCTGCTGGATTTATTGCATCAAAAGTTTTTAAATGCTTAGGGAAACCAGAATTTAGTGAATTAATAATGTTGTGTGGAATAGTTGGAATGGGAATATCATTTTTTAGCTGGTTAAATGGAGTTAGTTTTGCAGTAAGTAATAGTTGGTTTGGGGAATCTATAAAGTGGATAGCTAGTCATGTAGGATAATATATAGATATTGAATATAGAAATAAATACTTAATTTAAAGAGTCGTGTAATCGGCTCTTATTTCTTTTAGTTATTTATCACAATTAATGAATGTCATACATATATTAATTATAATGATATTTTAAGGAGTTATAATAATTATGAGTAAAAATTTTTATTTAGGATTAATACCTATAGGTGAATATTGTAATTGGAGAAAAGTATTAGAGAATATAGCTATGACAACGATACTACATGATAAATCTTATAAATGTTTAATATATTTTGATGAACTTGAGGTTAAAAAATATATTGATGATGAACCAGTATTCTTTCCTAATGAAGTTATTAAATTAGAAGATGATGTGAAATTTAGAGTTGCTATATCAGCACCGATATATTTTTCTGATGACAAAAGAAATGAACTATTAGTTGCTACACCTTGGAAAGATGAAGATATGGTTTATAAAGAAGCTAGTTGGCTTGGAGTAAATAAAATTATCAATGATCACTCAAATTATATCTTAATTGTTAAACGTGATTATAGTAAGTTGGATGATCATTATAAAGAAAATAATAAGTTTGTAAAAAGAATTACAGATATATGTGAAAAATCAAATAAAACATATAAGATAATGAATGATGATAAATATTTAAAATATGATGAAATTTATAGATACTTCTTAGGATAAATATTTTTAATTAATATATTTTAAGACTCAGAAATGAGTCTTATTTTTTTATCTTAAAAAGTGAATAAATAGTTGTACTAATGGTGATACTAATAGTAATAATTTTAAGAATATTAAAAGTAATGTGCAATAAGTCTATAATTGATTAAATATTAAAAACAATAAGTATACTATTAGTACAATTAAAAAGATAACAGTAAGGTATATACTATAAGGATTTAAGCAAAGACAGAAACTTAGGATAAGCTAAACACGCATAAAATAATGAAAAATCGTTTTGAATAAGAAGGGCTGGGCGTGGTTGGCTTCTTAATAGCGATGAAAGGAGCGTGAAATTTTTATGACAAAGAAAACTCATTTGGTAATTGGTACATTGGTGAGTTTACCAGTATTGACAACTCCAATTGGATTGATTGGTATATTGGGATCTATTGCACCAGATTTAGATATAAAGTTAGGAGAAAAATTTCATAGAACTTTTACTCATAGTTTATTCTTTTTGATATTTAGTAGTTGTGGAATTGCTATTATAAGCAAATCAATAGCTTTAATTTGGTTTATTTCTTATGCTAGTCATTTATTTTTAGACAGCTTGACTAAAAGTGGAGTTCCATTATTTTACCCTATTAGTGGGAAGTACGGTTTAAGATGGTTTACGACTGGTATGTTAATAGATAAATTAATTGGAATATTTGGTTTGTTAATGATAGGAGTTTATATAATAAATTTATTTATAAAATAAGAAACTTTAATTATCCTATTTAATATACTGTATAGTGTAATAATATTATTAGGGATGTAGTAATTGGGAAAAGTAAATAAATCAATTAAAGATATGACCGATGAAGAAATTGAAAATGAGATACCTATTTATACAAATATAGAATTTACCATTAAAGATACAAAATTTATCTTAAAGAATATAAGTATATTGGATTTTAAAAACTATGATAATATTAAAATTATTAAATTATTCTTAGTTAATATAAATTGGTATCAAGTATTGATATACGATAAAATATGTATATTACAAAATTATTTTTTACTTACAGAAAGAACAAAATCAAAAGTAGTTTTAGTTAAAGAAACTCAAAAGGAATATTTTTTTAATTCAGATGGTGATTAAGTAGTTCTGATTATCATATAATTTTTAAAGTTATAAGTTATTAATTACTCTATTTATTATGCTACTATAGGTAATATATAGAGCAAAAAAGTCAAATTTGTTAATTATGCCCCTCCCTGTTATAAACCGTTATTTATGCAAAAACATACTTGTAGTAATGGTTGGTGAGATTGGATATAATTATACGTGTAAGTGTATTTTAATATTTATTTAATCTTTATTATTATATTGAGACTATTGGATTTATTTTCAATGGTCTTGTTTTTTTTCGTAGATATTTGTATATATAAAATTGGACAGCTTATATTGGATGATTTAAAGGGGTTGTAATTAAATTTAGGTAATAGTTATTGAGTTGAATTTTGAATAGATATAGAGTGCGTAAGATAGGTTAAAATTGATTATAGATTTTTATATTTCAGATTAGAGTTTTTACTTACCGATAACTATCATTCGTAATTAATTCTTTTTGTGTCTATCAGGATATATCTAAGGCTAGTATTTTCAATAGGTTAGAGTGGTTTTAGATAGGGTAGTGCGATAGTGATTTGATTGTATAGTTATATGTATATCGTTCAACATGGCTTGTTTACTAGGGTTGAGTAGGTTTTAATATTTAAAATAGGTTGTTTTTGTGATGTTAATATTTTGTGAAACGTTGGTATAACTAGGCTGGACGAAAGAGTCTACGAATGGATTTAAGCTTTAATGTTCGTGTTTTGGTGTTTATCGTAACAAATGTTACAGTGTAGATGGATAGAAGAGATAAGCCCCGAACAGCCGAACACATGTTTCCATTAAATGTAAAACATGCCCCACTATACCTATATACATACTATATTAAACTTAAATAAACAACTTATTACACAACCAAACCTGTGAACCGTTGGTATAACTATGTTTGAGCAATGTTATACAAAATACTTATTTTATATAATTGAATAAGTTATCAAATACTATTTATATAACCAATTTATAACAGTAATATAGCAGTAATTCTAGCTATTTATACCCAAATACTATCTTTAAATAGATACTAATAGAGCAAATCTGTTTTAATTTAAATTTTAAAAACACGAACTATTTCTTTTATAATAGCTCAAACCATCGTGTGAAAGTTTTTCAACGGCTTACAAGTGTTGTATTACAACTACTAAGACATTAGACAACATACAACTAAACAATGATAATACTACATAAAGATATAACCACAATGGATAAAAGTATAAGTTAATCACAATCAAACCATATAAACCTACTATAATAACTACATATCAAAACATAACATAAATAAATTATATTAAGTTATCCACAATACTAACATACTTATACACATGTACTATAATAGTAATAACTTAACAAACATACGTTAACATACTAGCACATAGTATTAATAACTACATATAACAAGTATAACTATTAAACGAAACTAACTATCAATAAATCAACTTTCATACTGGCTCTATAA